ATGTTCACTTTGTTTTTGTTCCTGCCGACACTGCCCGGCCTGGGACAGATTTCTATCCGCTACTTCCCTTCCCATCCACCCGCAGACGACTCCATCCCGCAGGTCTGCCTGGATCAGGGAGAGGCCTTGAAGGGGCAGCTTGCCCTTTTCCCCCACCCGGAGAGATGGACGTTCGTCATAGCCTGCGACGACCGCGCCTGGGACGACCTGATGGCCCTCGCTGGGCATGCCGGGTACGGCCGGGGCATCTTCGGAGCTACGAATCCTGACAACCATTCCACCCTGCTCAGGGGAACCACCCTACTAGGCCAGGACCGGGTAATGATGCCAGAGCACCTCGTCGCTCATGAGCTGGCCCACGTATACCTGCACTCCTCTGATGAGCGCCGAGTCGAGGATCGGGCAACGGATTGGCTCAGGGCAGGCCATAACCGGATGCAAGCTGTGGCGCTGCTCCAGACGGAGGGTGCGCAATGAAGATAGTTGCCATCCTCCTCACCATCGTTGTCGCCACCATCCTCCTTATCCGCCTGCTGATTGCTCGCCTAGATCGGATCGAACAGCAGTTCCTGGAAGACGAAGCCAGAGAAAACGAATAAAGAAAGCAAAGACCCCGGCCTGAAAACCGGGGTCTCCTTTTGTTGATAACAGCAGATAGATGTGAAGGTACAATTCGGCAATGAGCACCGAGACTACTCAATGGGATTTGCGATGTCAGGCCTGCGGGAATAGTGGCAAGGCCACAGTTGATTCAGATGACTGGTTCAGGTGGTCTGGATACCTCGCTGGTTTCAGTGGCGTTTGCCGCGTGACAGGGCCTAAGCCAACAGAATTGAAGTGTGATAATTGCGGTTCCAGTGGGGACGTTATATCGGTCGGACGTCCAGATTTCGAAGGGGTTGAGAACACTGCCTCATCTCCGAAATCAAAGCAGAAGAGAACTCCAGTAAAAACAGTTTAATCTGAAGCCCTTGCGCTATTTGCTATGTAGTCTCGGAATTGGGAGGCGGTAAGTTTCGCGTGGCGTCCATCGTAAGTTCCTGACACCTGGTTGTATACAGAGCCTTTAGCAAAGATGACCCAAGCCCCTGCGCTCAACCAACGCACCACCACGCGAGCTCCATCGGGTAATCTCTGACCATCATGGTAATTTTCATCCCATGCTGACCGGGGCGCATATTCACCAGGCTGGATTTCAGTAAGTTCTTCGGTTTCCGTGGGCGGTTCATTGTCCATATTTGTCGCACTCAGAGCTTCGCACTCCAATCGGAAGTAGGCCCACTGCAAGTCATCCGCCCTCACGGACTCGAAGCTGAGTAATACCGGCTTGACAAGCTGTACGGCTCCATTTGGCCTCAATTCGATACAACCGGCCTCGCTCGGCGACACAGCCGCTCCCTTAAGATCATTGCCGCCACCCGTAGGGTAGAACATATGAGCGACGTCACCTTCCGCGCCCACTTGCTTCAGCACCATGACGATCTCTGGCAGTGTCGACCAAGTCATGGATTGAGGAATATTTTCCCTAAACAGTTGGCGCAGCATTGCTGACCATTTCGAGAGATTCTCCTTGATGTACGCTTCAGTGGATGCCATACCCTTCCTTCTCTCCGATCAATGTTCGAGCTAAAGCTATTGGTTTGGATAGTGTAATCGATGCAAAATTGTTGAATGTGTGGCCGCTACCGTAGACGTTCAGACAAACAGAAAATCGCTGAAGCCTTTACCATAAGGGTGAGCTTGGATGGCCTCGACTTCGCGCCAGAGGACGACATTGCACCAGGCTCCATTCAGCCGGTGGTTTGGCTCAACGAAGACGGTGCATTGCAATGATGTATTGGGGATTCAACTTCCCTCAGCGATTCACCTTCAACACGCGGTCAGATTCAGTACTGAAGTCTGGACTGTGGAAGTCCTCGTTTGAGGAGAGGCGTTGCATCGTACCCGCCGACTCATTCTTTGAGTGGCAGAAGATCCGGAAGAAGAACAACCCAAATTCGAGATTACCGTTCCAGGTCGAGAGCCTTTTGCATTAGCGGGAATCTGGAGCCACTGGAAGAATAAGGCCGGGCAGACACTCCCGACCGTTCTCAATTCTCACGAGTGAGCCTAATGAGGTGATGTCTGGTATTCATGACAGGCAGCCGGTGATCCGGGGCTCTACCACTTAAGTTCTATTGCCACCGTTTAATGGTTGTCAGGCTCTTGGAGCTAAAGATATGGTCTCCTCATACCCCTAAGCACCAGTGGAGATGTACGTGCGACTTGTTCGTCTTTTGTCTTGCCTTGCCCTTTTTCTGCCTTTCAGTTCAGAAATTCCTGCCCAAACTCCAACCGTCGAAGCAGAGAGCACCGTAGCTCGGGCGAGTCAGGCTTTCTCTGCTGGTAAGCCAGTGACTTCCGTCGAGATGACGGGAAGAGCGGAATGGACTGCCGGTTCTACGAAAGACAGCGGCCCGGTAAAGCTAACCGCCAATGTGAACGGTGAGAATAAGGCCGAGTTCGATTTTAGCAATGGGACCCGCATAGAGAGCCAGTCAGCTCTTGCCGAGGATAGGACTTGTACGTGGTCAGGGAAAGACGGGGTTGTACATAATGCGGCATCCTCGAACTGCTGGACCGCTACAGTATGGTTCTTGCCACACGTAGCTTTACAAACCATTGCGCAGCCATCGTTGCTCAGAATATCGTCCCCGGATGGATCGCACATTCGTCATCAGGTCGCGCTTACTGCTGATACGACTCCTAAGCCCAATGAAGCTGCCGATGTTACCGCGTTGATTCAGCGTTGGAGTCGAACCGATCTTACGCTCGATTCTACGACGTCCCTTCCTTCCAGCTTGAAATACACCATTCATCCCGACAACAGTTCCTTCGTAGATATTCAGGTCGAGGTTCGCTACAGCAACTACCAAAATGTTTCTGGTGTCGAGCTTCCCATGGATATCGAGCGGTATGTCAATGGCTCTCTTCAGCTGCGCATCAGTATTGATTCAGCGGTTATCAGCTAAATAATTCAGCTTTAGTTTGAGGGATTTCCATGCTGCGAGTTCGCTTATTAGCAGTTCTGGTCTTGTCTGGCCTTCTTTCGATGTTTTCGTTGGCCCAAGCGCCAGGAACGGGACTATACGCTTTTGGTTCTTTTGATAACCGTGGTTTCGACTCGATCAACATCGGAAATCTCAATGTTCATTTTGAGATTCCTATTGTCAGTAAGTCGGGACGTGGAATGCCGTTCAACTACAAAATTGTGTATGACGGATTGATCTGGTCTGCTGCGGAATCTTCCGGCAGCCAATCTTGGGTACCATCCCCCAACTGGGGGCTTCGTGGCGTGATTGGAGATATGGGGGGATATGTTACCTATGATTTACAAACGCTGACATGTCCACCGCCTAAACTTGCATTTATCCAAACAGACTATACTTACCTAGATTCACGCGGTGTCAAACACATATTTAACTACACATGGACAGCTCCTTGTGGTGGCGTCGGCGGGGTGCCTGGGGCATCCGGAGACGGTACAACCTCCGATGGTTCCGGCTACTGGTTTGATGGAACGAATGTGCATGATGCTCAGGGTAAGATCCTTGCTGCTGCTGTCTTTAACAGCATCTACACCGCGAATGGCTTTTTAGCGATTGGTTCAACTACGGATACCAATGGCAACACCATTGCAGGTAATGGGAGCCCATACATAAATGGAGGCTCATTTACAGATACACTTGGGACGACTGCTTTAACGATTGGCGGTGCCGGAAATGCGTCGAGCCCGCTCACTTTTACCTATAATGTTGCCCGTCAGTCTGATGGGAGCACGACTGCAACCGCGACGATGTCCTATCGGACTTATACCGTTGCTACGAACTTCGGATGCTACGACTCATCAGGCAATCCGATCCTAAACTACGGGCCGCTACAGAATGATCTGGTGGACCGGATCACGTTAGCAGATAGGACATACTATCAATTCAATTACGAGGACACTCAAGGAATCAGCGGAGCCAAAACAGGTCGTCTGGCTTCGGTGACTCTGCCGACGGGCGGAACAATCTCCTATCAGTATTCAGGAGATTGCGGGGCGGCCATCAATGCGGACGGCGCTCCAGGGAGACTTGTCCGTACCACATCCGATGGGACGAGGACCTATACTCGTACTGCGGTAAACGACCCTCGTTCCTACCCTTCCTATCACACTTATACGACGCTGGTACAGGATGAGACTAACAACCAAACTCTATACCGATTTTCTTCACCTGCATGGACTCTTTGGCGAGGAATTTTCTATGAGACACACCGGCAGGTGTATCAAGGCAGTGTCGGTGGCACCCCCCTGCTTGATCGACAAACTTGCTACAACGGTATAACGGCGTGCGATGGCTTAGGTGTAGCGCTTCCGATCATCGAGACTACGGTAACTTCGAGCCTTAACGGCGGCGCTTCGAAGCAGACGATCGATGACTACACTGATTCTAATTTGGTCAGAGAGTCTGTCAGCGACTACGGCGGGGGCGTCCTCACAAATACAACCTACAATTATCAGCCACCGGGGCGAGTTTCTCAGATTTTAACCGTGGATCATATTGGCAATATGATCGCCCAGCAGACATTCGGCTACGACGAGCAAACGCCTACGTCGACTTCAGGATTACCACAGCACATAGCCGCTACAGGGCCACGAGGCAACGCAACCTCATCTAATGTGTGGATCGACCCTTGGACCTTTTTGGCTACTACGACGACGTATAATGATGCTGGCGTCCCGCTTTCCTCCACAGGTCCGAATGGGACGACAACCTATTCGTACGATTCCACACAGGGCTTCGCTACACAGATCACGCCACCTACCCCGTCTAGCGGTGTATCCGTTCCCAGTTATTCCAGTTATGATGCAATGTCGGGTGTCCAGCTCAGTGCATCAGACGCGAATTTTCCAACTTCGCCACGAATTCAGTATTCACAATACGATAAATTACTGAGACCGGCACGTATCGATAGGGCTGATGGTGGCAACATAAGGTATGAGTATGTGCAGGGTCCGTGGGGTAACCAAGTCGACGTCTTCACGGCACTCAATTCGGACAGCAATGCGGAGACGGACGCTATCTATGATGATTACGGTCGATTCAGCCGGAGCGCGACGCATAACGGACAGTCTCCAGGCGGGAATGACTGGTATCAGACTGATTATTGTTACGATCCGGTCGGTAATCTGCGCTTCGTCTCGACGAAATATGAGAATAACGGCTTCGTAGCACCTAAGCAATGTTCGGGAGATGGGACCGCATACAGTTATGATGCTCTAGGCCGTGTCACAAGTATTAACACCGCTGACGGAAGCACAACGTATGAATACAATTCCCGCGCGGTCAAAGTGACGGATCCGAATGGGGTGCAAAAGATCATCCAATACGATGCATTCGGACGTATCACGGCAGTTTGTGAGGTGTCGGGGAACACCCAACAAGCAGATTCCCCGAAGAATTGCGGTTTGGACATTCCCGGAGTGGGCTATCTGACCACATATTCTTACGATCCGGCAGGCGGTACGACCACAATCACACAGGGAGCTCAACAGCGAGTTCTTCGGACAGACTTTTTGGGGCGAACAACTTATACCAACGAGCCGGAACGTGGACCCACGACGTATAGCTATTCGTACAATTCGACAGGCCTTCAGGTCATTCGGATAAGGCCCCGTGCCAATCAGATCGGAACACTGACCACCACGACAACAACACAGTATGATAGCCTCAGTCGGCTAGAGAGTATTACATACAGTGATGGAACCCCATCTCGGGTCTATCACTACGATACGAGTATCGGTTGGGCTGAACCCCAGTACAATCTGAAAGGACGCCTCTCCTATATTGGAGCAGCTTCCGCTGCAACGATCTTTAGCTATGACGAGATGGGCCATATAAGACAGAGTGTCCAGTGTTTCCCTTCCGGGTGTGGAAACGCATCACGGGACAGATCGATCTCTTATACCTACGATTTAGCCGGTAATCTGCTTTCTGTAAGCAATGATAAGACCAGCAGTAACACGATCGGACAGGTCACATCGTACACCTACAACCCAGCGAGTGAGGTCATTTCGATCTCGAACTCATTGCCCGATTCAACTCACCCAGCTTCGCTTGTTTCTAATGTGACGAATAGTCCATTCGGCCCGGTGAATTGGGATCTCGGTAATGGATTGAAAGGTGTAAACACCTACGACACTATGGGCCGTCCCAACGGAGGCTGGGTGTGCAGCGGATCAGCGCAGCCGGGCTGTAGCGGTGGCAACCAGGTTTATGGCTTTACTGCCAACTGGCACGGAAACCGACTCATTTCGAGCAGTGATGCGGTCATGGGCAATATGAGTACTACATATGACGAATTCGACCGTCTTAAGGGCTTCACTCAGGGATCAAGCACCTATTCCAGTGACTATGATCGATACGGAAACCGATGGTCTCAAAATGGAGGCTCCTCCTACTTTTCTGTGAACTACGATCCGTCAAACAATCGCATGGCTGGATTTGGCTATGATGCAGCGGGTAATCTGGTCAATGACGGCATTCACACTTATACCTACGACGCAGAAGGCAATGTCACGGCTGTCGACGGGGGCAGCACCGCTACCTATACATACGACGCGCTAAATCGTCGTATTCGTCAGGACATCACAGGTGCCTATTCTCAGGAGTTCCTCTTCGATCAATTCAATCGGCGAATCTCCATTTGGGAGCCAAGCACGGGAAACTGGTACGGATGGCAGAGTTACTGGGGAAGCAAACCTCTAGCCTTCGATTACAACTTTGGGATCCACTTCCAGCATGAGGACTGGATCGGAGCAGAGCGGATCCACACGGACTACGCTGGCGCAATTGATGCCACGTATAACACTCTCCCCTTCGGAGATGCATATACGGTTACTGGAACAAATTATGATCAGTATGGGTATGCGGGAATGGACTTCGACGCCGTGAGCGGGACGAATCATGCGCAGTTCCGTCAATATTCTCCTGGAAAAGGTCGATGGATGAGTCCTGATCCCTATGATGGGAGCTATGACTTGACCAATCCTCAGAGCTTCAATCGGTATGTGTATGTCCGGAATAATCCATTAGGTATGGTCGATCCGAGTGGGAAAAACGGATACTGTTTAGGTGCTTTCCCGTATGGCACAGCCGAACCGGATCAGTACTCTGTCAATACTTGGATCGTTGATTCATTCACTTGCGCATCCAACTACGGTAGCTGGGTAGATGATGGGAGCTCAGACACAACTGTGAATGTGAATAGCAATGACCCTGGTCCCGATCCGCAGATCGGACCAGATCTCGGTGCTATCCCGATCAACCCTTCCAGCTCCGGCGGTGGCAGTAGTGCTCCCACCCCAAGCAATAACATACAAGTTCATTACGAACCCTCACACTGTCAGGGGCTAGGCTTGGCAGCGGTGACCTTTGGAGCTCTGGCAGCGGAAGCTGAGACTGCAAAGAGGGGAGGTCAAATAATGGGGCTGATTGATCAGGTTAAGGAAGCTGCTCCAGGTGTAGGCATAGGTGTATGGGGAGTTCTTCATACGATAGGAGAGCCCTCTCTTGGATTGTTAGCAGGCGCTGCTGCGGAAAGCGGAATAGGTGATGTTGCAGCAGTCGGTGGCGCAGCATATCTCGGATATGTTGGTATCAGCAACGGAATCAACTTTTATAAAGAACAGAACGCCAAATGCCAAAATTAATGCGAAATCGTGATGTCAAAGAGCAGATTAGGGTCCAGGGGCTGAAGAACCGCCCTTTCACTATCGTACTTGGTCTGGTCTTTGGTATTGCTTCGATTTTTACAGATTTCTATCTTGGTCCTGAAAGGAGAGAACTTTCTCAAAAGCTTATTTGGTCTATTTGTACAATTGGGCTACTTCTTGTTGCTTATGGTAAATTGCTGAGAAGGTCGAAGCTAGCTTTAGCATTTACGATCACCCTTATTGTCCATTGCGCATTGGTATATTTGGCTGCTCCGCTATTTCCGTTAAGCAACTCTTTAGTTGTTTTCTTCTTTTGGGCACCGGAAACCGTCCTGTTGTTAATTACCTTCGGTATCTTGGCAAAGCTGTTAGATCCTAATGGACCGCGGTCTTGACTGATTGCGCCCCAAATAACCCAGGGCAATCAGAAGAGTTGCGGAGCTATCATAGCCACACGGGCGGTACAAACAGGATTGGATGCCTTAGGCACAATTTCAAGGGGCACGTCACCCGAATGGGAGCTACGAAGGTAATGTGCCCTGCAACAAGAAAATCCCCGGACCATCTCTGATCCGGGGATTCGCGTTCAGTATTTCCTCTGTTACATCACCCAATGGCAGCCAGCCGTACTCCTGGGATTCGCCACATCCGTCAGCGTCACAGTGGAGTTCGCCGGAATCGTGATCGGTGTTGTAAGGCCATTGATTGGCTCCGAGGCCGAGCCACCCGCGACCGTAACCGGCTGGGCAGACTGCGGGTTGGAGATCACAAACATCGCTCCTGTGGGTCCGATGCAGTCCGGCATCACGAGAGGTACAGCAGCGGTTGGTGAGGCAATGGACACCGCAGCATCTGCCGTCGTGAGTGTTGTGCCTGCGCTGATTACGTGCGGGTTCGAGGGGCTGTACTGACTGTAGTAGTAATTGAGCGCCCGGCTTGCCGCCGCAGCGATGAGGCCCTGGCTTGTTGCAGTCGGGTGAGTGCCATCGAGGAAGTACGTTGTGTTAGCACCTTGTCCGTCAGCCCCGATCAGTGGGTCTGCACCTACATCCAGAAGACCCTTGTATCCCCATGACTTCCACTGCGCCGAGACAAGGGCGTCGTAAGCGTTCTTCTGGGCATCATTCGTTGGAGTGCCCGATATAGAGCTATTTCCCGTCCGACTCAATACCGTCATAATGAACGGATCACACCCCGCATTCTTCAGGAGTTGCGCCATAGCAGCCGCATACTGTCCCAACTGAGAGGCCGTTAGGATTCGCAAATCGTTAGTTCCAGCAAAGTTGATAGCGATTGCCGGGCCTGCCTGAGTCTTACAGTATGGAGACACCCTCCACGGTTCTGACGAAACCATTGCCGACATATAGGCACCATAAATGCCCCAGTTAGTTATGGTGTACGTGGGCTGATTCGTTAGCGAAAGCTGCGATCCCCACGAGTAGGAACTGTTACACGCACTGCCGTTCCAAGCACATGTAATCGAATCACCAATCAGGTGCATCTGAGGTGTGTTTAGGAGGTATTGAGGTGGAGACAGCGAAATGCCCCGAGCTGACGCTGCCGCCCGGAGTGCGATGGCGTCAGAATATGCCTGCCCTGCCGTAAGCTGGGAGGAAAGGACTCTGAGACGGTATACGGTTCCGATGATACCGGAGCCGTTATACGGGCTGATGCCGCTGTTTCCCAGGATAAGATTCCCGCTGGCCTGAAAACCGGCACTTGAACCCTCGGATGTGTAGGACAGCTCGACCCCGTCAATGTAGAGGTGGTCGAGATTTCCTGATCCGGTCCCTAGAACATATGTGATTACGTGGCACCCGGAAAACGTCTGGCTAGCTGCGCTCCTGGTTGCCGATCCAGCCACAACTCCCAGGGCGTAGGGCGAATTTTGCCCTGCCCCAGCATAGAGCAGGTTTAGCCCGCTAAAACCGAGAGAACTGGTGATGAACAGGGGGTACTGATTGTTTTTGGGCTGGCCGCCGCTCGATGGCAAAGCGTCCACACATGAGGTGATCTCGAACGTTTCTCCTGCATTCAGAGCCGACGGAAGATTCACCCCTTGTGTCGATGTAGTGAACTGGAGTCCGTTCTGAGCCCAGGACGGGTTGTGACCGCTGATGAAAGTGGCATTGTTTCCATTGCCACTGGAGTCTGTAACGGTCGTTCCTGTGCCATCCGCGAACTGATAATCAGCAAGCAGCCCCGAGTTAGCCAGGTTACTCGGAATCTGGCCAACGGGTACTTTCCCATTGGCGTCGAGCGTCGCCACTCCGTTCGCCACAGCCTTCTGAGTCGCAGGAATAGCAGAATCAGCCATGCTCTGCGCAGCTGCTGCCGCATCGGATGCCGCCTGAACGGACGCGGGCGTGGCATAATCCGTGCCCTCAACCGCGGTCTCAATGCCACCAGCACCATCAGCCTTGAGGATTCCACTGTTGGGGACGGCAATCGAGCTGCCTGACATGAACAGATAGGAACCTGAGACGCAGGTATAAAGCTGGGGAGGCGAGGACTGCTTATAGAAGATAGAGGTATTCGAGCAATGTGCGGGTACGGTTGATCCGCTCACCAGCCCTGTCGACGCAACAACCGCGTTCTGCGTCGGCACGTAGCTGTCGAGATCCCAGCTTGCCCCACAAACACCTGTTACATGCTGGAGGGTAAAACTCTGCTTGGTGGTGCTGTTGTAGACCTGGACCGAGTAGGACAGATGGGTGTTGGCCGTGACTGGGGAGGCCGTACAGCTGTCCGGCACCTGGAATCCATCTGCAACTACGCCGTTGGTGATGGAAGCCGTGAATCCCTGCGCGTCATAGAGAGAGCCACCAGCGGTGATCGGAACAGGCTGGCCAGTTTGGTTAACGGGGATGAAGGTGACAGTACCCGTCTGGATGGGAGCGCCCTTCATCTGGATAGAGGTAGCCGTAATGGTGGTCATCTGAGCCCGGGCACAGACGTGAAGGCCGACCGCGCACACGAGCGCGACGGCTGCCTTAAGCAGCTTATTCATGTAATTTCCTTGTTTGTGGGGGAGGAGGGGAAGTTATAAACGGCTGGCTGCTATTTGACGATCCACGCGAGGCAGGACACGATCCCAGATATTCCAGCAGCCGCACCGAGCAGATACCAGCGCCATTGCTGTAGTTTTTCGACGGCTGCCTCTAATACCTGAAGGCGTGATGGTTGTCCGTTCCCTGTGATCCCTGTTTTAACGTGGACCTCAAGGGAAGAAATACGTTCGCCGGATTCTCGCGCGTATGAATTGAAGTCTTCCCGAAGTGAACGAAGCTCCGAGAGAATAAGAGATTGAGTGTCTTCCATCGCCGCCCTCACCAGCCAATCGCTTGTACATCTGTAACCGTTGTGGCCGCAGCAAGTTGTTCGCGGACGGCAATCCATCGCTGAAAGACCGACCAGACCTGAGTGGCGATTGCTTCAACCAGCCCTTGAAGCTGACTCAGGTTCATGGGCACCTTGTTGTAGCTGGCATCGACCGTAAAGAAACCTTCTGGTGCAGCCCCGGCGGACTGAAAAGCCAACAGCGCATGACCGAAGGTCTGCTGGGAGTCAGCGTCCGCCATAAAGGATGTGCCCATATAGGGCACATCCGAAGACTTCGCTGCCTCGTAGCTATTTGTCAGGTCTGCCAGCTTTTTCGCCTTTGTGTCGGCGAGTAACTCTGCCTCAGACGGTGGCGTATGCGTTAGCTCACTATCGACAATAAACCAACCCTTCTGATCGACCAGAACCGGAGAGTCATCATCGACCTCAAGGGCTCTCATTCCTGCGGGAGTATTCGCCGCGATCAGGGACTCACTATCCTCGACGTAATGAAAGCGAAAGGCACCCGTTACGGTACCTTCACTGTTGTAAATCACATACGCAGCCATTTAGACCTTCGCATTCTCGACAATTAGGGATACATACTGGCACGTAATCGTTTCACTGGCCCCAGGAAGGACCGTCACCGTGTACTGCTGGATCGGATCTGGCGAGGCGTCCACTATGGATAAGGCAACAGTTGAGTAGCCGGAAGTAGCCACATTTGCATGTGGCGCGACAGACATAACGGTTCCCGTAGCCCCGCCCTTCCGCAAGTTCACGGTCGGCAGAAAGGTCGTGTTCGAACTTGCGAGGTATGCGACCAGAGTCACCTTCACGTAGCCCCCGCCTGTCGTTATAGTGGCTTGTCCGATAGCCTGCTCACCGCCACTGACGAATTGCAGGAGTGTTGATTGATAAAGGATGTTGCTGTTCACCGCACCAGCAACGATATTTACCGTGTTGGCCTTGTCTACCTTGGACAGATCGCCTTGGTTTGCATTGCCGGGATTATTGAAGTCGATCCCACCACCCGCCAGAACCGTACTGCTTACGTCACTGGCAGATCGATCACCAACCAGGAGGGTATTTCCTGCCGTATTTTCGACGGTCCGATCTGCGCCCCACTGAGCGGAGGCGCTGTAGTCCTGGGCGATCATCTTGAAATATGCGACCGAGCTTGGCGCAGAACTCGCGTTGAAAGCAACCAGGCTGACAAAGTAACAGCCATCGGGGCATACCCAATCGTAGGTAAATGAGTTTCTGGTGCTCACGGTAACGCTTGCCAACTCGTCGGTACCGATGAACCCAGATATAGGGGTGAAATCCACAATGTTCGGTGAATATCGACTCGCCTTCATAATCCTATGTCCGCCGGGAGAAGGCTGTGACGTACTTTGAGCATCGATAATAAAGCGATACTTGTTGCCCGGCTGCACAGCGAAGGTGGGAGACCAAATTGTCGCTCCTGGAGGCACGAATAACTGAGGTGTCGAATCGAACGTTACGTCACCTACCTTCAGCCATCCCTGATCTGTACCCAGAAGAAAGTTCCCATTGGGAATCAGATTATTGCTGATTCCGGCGTAGGCCAATGTTTGCAGTCCACTGACCGGCGTTCCATCAGGATAGGTCACACTACTTGCGCTCAACGATGTTGCCGTGGAGCTGACCGTGATTGGTCCGGCCTGCTGCCATCCTGATCCCGCGCCTGAAGCGCGGAATCCCTGCACCTGAACGTTGTACTGCTCGCCTGCGACTACACCAGTGATATAGCAACTGGTTTGGTCCCCACTGATAGTCCCTGCTGGAATCCAGAACGTATCGCCGACTTTCTGGTACTCGATGCGGATTGTGCCGCCCGAGGTAATGTCCGGACCCGCCTGCCAAAAGCAGAAGATGCGCGGTATCGCCAGTCCGTCTGATCCGACGTATGCAGTCGTGGGACCGGACTCGATCTCCAGGAACTGCGGGCCATTTACGATCTGACCCGTGTCGATGGCTGGACTTGGAGTATCAGCCGGAGTCATCTCTTCTGCTACTGAAAAGTCGTAGACTGTACTGTCTGTTTCAGCGAGTTCGAGATCCACGCCGAGAGTTGGCGGTTCACCATTCGCCCCGGCCTGCGATACGAGCTGAGACGACAGCACTTCAAAGGTCTTATTTACCCATCCGTAGCGTGGATAGGTGAACTCGATCACATCCATCGCGACCGCAGAGTATGCAGACATATCGCAATGAAGCGTCAATCGCCCTTCCCTGCGAGTACGCTCCAGTTCGATCTTCGCCAGACGCTGCGCTGTAGCTGGGGAAGTCGTCGCCGGGAAAGAAACATCCTTCCAAATGCGTTGACCTCCATCCGCTTCCAGCCAGCGGTCGGAGTCGAATTTGTGGTCCTCATCTTCTGCATACGGCGGAATGTCGGCTGGCTGCCAGCCGGTCACAGGAGAGGTATAGGTTCCCTTGACGCCATTGCAGGATTCGCCGATCGTCAGGATCGGCTTGTATTCAATCGGGCCGATGAGATTCTTCTGGTTCAGCGACAGTGATGGTCCGACCCACGCTCCGGGAACAATGATGTACTGTCCGGACTGGATCGTGATGCGGCCCTGGCAAGCGCCAAGCATATCTTGCAGGATCTCCCCCCGGCTGCGATCCAGGGTGGAATTCATGTTGATCGTGTAACGCTTTTCGGTGCCACCAGCCGCGAGGGAAATTTCCTCGTCGCAAATATTTGCGGCTTGAATCAGGGCAGCAAGCGGGATGTCGGAACCGTACTCGAGCCCGTATCCCCACGTCTTGTTCGACAGATAGTCCGCGATCACCAGGGCGGCATTGTTCGTGTAAACATGTGCAGCCGGATTGGAGATATCACCTAGCCGAGGATCGTAGATGTCTGCCTTGCCCGAGATGACAAAGCTGCTCGTCGGAAGGCCGTTCGCGAAGACATTGTCGTCGTAGTAATAGGCGATGTAGACCGATGCCTTGCCCAGATTCTTATGGGCGGCTGTCCACAGAGATGACGTGCTCAATAGTTCCGGGAAGGTTGAGGTGTGATTCCCCAGGCATGAGGTCAGATCGCAATGGACGCGGTTCTTGTAATCGGGGTAGCAGGTCAGGACATACCCGCCGGAGCTGGACGTATCAGGCCCGCCGCAGAGATAAGTGAAGGTGGTGTCATCGCTCGGATTCGGTTGCGTGACCGTGAAAGTCCCGTTGAACGAGTAGTCGGCTACATTCTGAATCCGAAGCTGGAGTCCGTTCTGCCCCGCGATAGGCGCTGACAGCTTGATGGTAACGACTTCGCCGGACCTGCTGATACTGGTGATGTTCGTCTGATTCTGGTTTGTCGAGGGCGAGTATGACCAGGTAGTGTTCTGCGCCCCACTGCCGCCCGGACCTAACTGGATAGGCTTCCCATTAAGCCGAACCTGATCGACTGACTTGATGGGGTGAGCCGCGAGGATGATGACCTGATTGTTGCACTTGTTATAAGTGTTTGAGCCATTCGACAGGATACCGCCATTGGATTCGATGTAGGCGAACGTCCCTCCTACCAGGACCTGTCCATAGGCGATATTCCACGGCTGAATCGGATTCTGCGAGCTTACGCCGCGTCCGGGAGGAGTACCCTTGAGGATTCCTGCGATTCCACCGGTGAGCAGGGACACACCCGTGGACCCCATGATGGTCAGCAGCGCGGAGAATTCACTGGCGGTGAGGGCAGCGGCTGAGCCTCCGGTAACTACATCGAGGGTGATAGCACCCGCGACCAGCGCCGCACCTGCAATAACTTTTCCAACTTGTGCCAAGCTAAACTCTCCATGCGAATGTCGCGTAATTGAGTGCGACTCGTACTACCTGATCCCGGGTCAGGCACATAACGTCTAGGCCAGAGAGGGATACGACTCCGACCACGGCCCTTGCACCTTTACCGATCAGGACCATATCGCCGCGCTGCGCCATTGATACTGGTATGGGCTGAAAGCTGTGCTCCGCAGCCACGTACTCGATGACTGCCTGGATACTTGCTTTGCCGGTTCGCTCTTTGATCCGGGCCAATGACTCTTTGCGGGTGCTGTACCGGCCACGGAACCATGCGGCTATATCGACGCCGGTCATGGCCTCTATGCACCCGGCGGTGAACAGGCAGCAGTCACGAGCGCCATACTTGAACTTCTCGTCACGATGCAGGTCGAGATAAGCCTGCAAACGCGACGGCCAATCTGCATATCTCATACGTTGTTGATATTGCTCGGCAGAGAGCCGAAGTAAATCTGGATGTTCTGGATCGCTGCAACGAAAGAGCAGCCGAGGTCTCCGGGATAGTCGTGCTGCTGGTCAGCATCGGTGTAGCGCCGATCCACAGGACGATTCATATCCGCGAGTGCGTTTTCGATGTTGATCGCAATCGTGCAAGTATCACCCGAGTCAGTGATCGTCGGTTGATCGATGCGGCCTGTGTACGCCAGCACCGGATCAGGGACCAGCGTTACGCCATCCTGCTCGAATAGGCCGAGGTAGACCTGAGCCTTCAATCCGCGCTGCGTTTCGTTCAGAGCGTCGTTGATGATCTCGGACGGGATACCGCTGACGGTGATCGTTACGTTCTTCGCCTCGACGGTCGAGTCCTCTGAGATGCCAGAGATGGTCATCAGCGATCCTGCACCTTCGAAGGTAGCCCCGCCGAAGGTGACCGGATACGTGCCGGACCAGAGATTCAGAACATCAGTCTTGAACTGGAGCTGGACCAGGAAGCATGGGCGAATTACTCGTGCAGCCATTGCGGCTGCAAACGCAACCGTCATTCCTGCTCTCGGCATTTAAAAAGCCTCTCTGATATCGAACTGGAAGCCGTAAATGCTGGCCAGACCGATTGAAAACTTATTCGTGTTGCTGGCAAGGCGAAACAGCCCCTGCGTGTTGGTGGTGATGATGTCAGCCCCGTCTGCCTGACTCTCTCGGATTTGGGGATAGATCGGCAGCGTTGCTTTGCCACTCGCATCCGCATCCACATCGTCGAGTACCTTATGCACCCGGTACCCGATTTGTATCCAATCTCCGCGACGTAGAACGCCGTGAGCATTTGCTACCCAGCCCCTTGTGTTGAGCTGATAGCCGGTCTGGTTGGCACCGTCTATCAGCGGGTGAGCGCCGGTAGTAGCGCAGGTTCCTCGGGGGATCTTGTTGGTCGCATCCCCCATCAGGAAAGCATTCGACATGCCCCGGCACTGCATCAGGAAAGCCGCCCAGTCCTCGCCCGTCTCCCGCGTCATCGGTGGAAGCTGCACGGAAATCGAGATGAGAGAAGACTGCCAGTCAACGATCTGCTGCGACCCGGTGAAGGTGTTGTTGTTCGGCGCTACGAAATCAGTCACCGAGAAATCGAAGGAGACGGGATCGGGCTCCAACGGCGTCGAGATGACCTTCAACCCATTGAACGTAAACAGGACAGACATTGACTTACCTTCTCCGGGGTTGACGTGTTGACTTTTGCTGGACTTGCATCACGGCTTGTTTCACGCTCGATTGGTGAGCCGCTACGATAGCCGCTCTCACGCGCATATCGGTTTGCACGGGGTCGGTTCCCCTTGCATCGATGGAGTAGCTGATATTGTCGCCACCGCCGAAGCCCAGCTTGTTGTTCGGGGTGATGGCTCCAGACGTGCCGGGGGTGAACAACTCCGGCCCCTTCTCACCAACGAGATAAGTAGTACCCGCGTCGACTGAGCCGCCGACAGCTTTACCACCGCCGAAGATGGACTTGAAAAAGGAACTGATTCCGCCCCCACCATCGGAGTCATCGGAATCACCAAAGAGGCTGTCGATCCCATCCTCAAGCCCTTGGACGACTCGGACATTCAGGGGATTCGTGATGGAACCATCCGGCTTGCCGAGTCCGAAGGCCCCGAGCACAGACCCTTCCGCACGCTCCAGGCCAGACTTGGCAACCTGCTTCCCGATACCTTTGAAGGTGCTGCCCCAGTCGGTGTTATCGCCAACGATTGCATTGGCAAGCTGGTCGTTTACGCTATTCAGGATTGAAGCGGTGATATCTCGCATCTGCGTGGCTGCGTCCCGTGTGGAGCGAACGAAGTCATTAAGTGCATCCTTTGCCCCGGTGGCTCCAGACGTTGAGCCATCCCACGTAGCAAAACGATCCTGATTGGCCTGGGATGCACGGCGGGAGTTTAGGTCTACAATCTGAGTCTGAATCCCGTTTCGCTGAGCCTCGGCATCAGGTCCCGTACCTACAGCCGCAAGCTGCTCCTGTAGCTTGGCGAGAGCCTGTTGGTACTCTTTCGTGTGGAGAGCCTGAAGCTGCATCGCGGCGTCCAGCTCCGTGATCTGCTTGGTCTGACGCTGGAAGTTTATGTCCGACTCGGCACTCGAGTATCCGGCCTTGGTCTTTGCATCCTCTAGACGGTTGGCTGAATTACTGGCATTTACGATTCCGTTAGATTGAGCAACTGCACCGGGATTCAGCGCCTTATACAAGGCTTCGGTCTGCTGCTTTGAAGCCTCCGCGTTAGCCTTGCGGAGATCGTCTATCTGTTTACGCTGCTGCTCACTTTGTTTCTTCGTCGCATCCAAGAACCGATCGTAAGCAAACAGGTAATTCGTGCTGCCGACTTGCGCGACCTGGAGACGCGCGAGCCAGAACTCGCGCTCCTGAGCAATCGTCATGTCGGCGTTGCTCTGTTGTTTCTTGAGCTGTGTCTCCCACTGCCGACGCTGATCCTCAGCAGCGCGGTTTGCGAGACCCGTGCTGCCTTTGCCGCCTTTGAGGGTCTGTTCCTGGCCCATCAGATCGGCAATCTTGGCGCGATACTGATACAGGGAGAGTTGGGACTGTACCTGTTGCGCGTAGGTATCGAGTTCCCCAATGCGAACGTCATTCTGGTGTGTTTGCTTCGTGGATACCTGACCTGACTTAGCATCTACGTCAATGGTCGTATTTCCACTTACGAGATCCTTGCGCTCACCGGCTACATTGGCCAGTTCCTGACGCATTGCCTGCTCAATCCGGCGACGTCTCTCTGCATCAAGCGCCTTACGCTCATCGTCCGTGCTGGAGTTGGCGTAGCGTCCATTGACATCCGTCTCGATGGACTGGATGCCTTTGATATAGGCATCCTGCCGGGCCTTAATTGACTTTTCCTGATTGCCGGTCGGATTGGAACCAGATAACCATGCATCTACCGAGCCGACGTGAGACTCCTTGAAGAGTGCCTCAAGCTCTTTTCGATCAGCGGATAGCGATGAAAGTAGGTCGTCTGCGGCCTTCTTTGCTTCGTCCAGGCCGAGTTGCAATCCGTTACCCGGATGGCCTTTGAGCTTATCTATATTAAGTTGGAGCTTGTCGGCTTGGATCGCCAGATCATCGATGGTCAGCGAGGTTTTTGCGTGTGCGTCATCCATCGCAGCCTGGAGGGCCTTACCGGCCTCCTCAGCACGTTGGTGCATCTCGTACAGCTTCTCAGCGCCTTCGCTCAGAATCTGGATGAAGGCTACACCACCCACCAGGGGAAAGAGCGCCTGTAGTGCGCCTTCCAAGCCGAGAGTCTTGGACAGGAAGTTCTCAACGGCACGGACATTTTGGCCGCCGTCGACGGTGCGGATCGCAGCGCCGCCCGCGATACTGCCCTGTACTTCCGCGTGCTGCTTTTTGATTGCGCCGAACGTAGCGTTGACGGCGGCAAGCTGCTTTTCATATGCGGCGGTGACCAGATTCTCAGCTTCAGCACGCGCCTCGGCAGAATTGACGGCTGCCTTGCCATTCGAGACTGTCTCGGCATTGATCTGCTTCTGTGCGGCTTGAAGGGCGAGGAGAGACCTGTATCGCTGCTGTTCGATCTGCTGTAACTCTTCTACAGAAGCACCGGCGGCTTTCGCATTCGTGATCTGGTCGCGGAAGGACTCACGAGCAGCCTTCTCCTGCTCCTTGAGGGCCTTCGAAAGATCACGGACGACAGTCGCAGAACGCTCTACGGGTTGCGTGAACTTACTGACGTCTGCCTGAAAAACTACTCTACCTGCCATTGATGATCCTATCTACCTCTGCATCGGCACCAGCAACCATCGCCTCTTCCGCCTCTGCTTGCATTGAATCCTGTACTGTTCGAACAAAGGGAAAAGCGGCTACATGGCCTATCTCTTTTCCCTTATCCCGGCGGCCACCTTTGACAAGTACGTGGCCAGCATCGACCCAGTTAGCGACATAGTTGTACTTGCCGAAATCAACCACCGCTGCACGACCGAGGTCATCTTTGGGTTCAAGCACGCGGGCACGGACGCTTGCTCTGAGCTCACCAGTGCGGAGGGCATTAGAGAGCGGAGATGGAATCTGGAATGCGATTGGAGTAGCCGCAGCAATGGCAGGCCTGACGACCTTATTGACTTCCCGCAATCCTGCTCTTTCGATCTGCGGCAGCTCCGTTGTCGTCATACCTTCGAGCCGGTCGCCCAACTCATCGAGCCATGTCGTATCGATGTCTACGTCAGCCATCAGCGGCCACCAATCCTAGTTCGATCAAGTATGGGTCTGCCTTACCCGTCGCTTTGTACTTCTTGAGTAGCTTGCTGATCCGCGCTCGCTTCGCTTCAAACTCGCCCCGAACCTCGAAAGGAATCGGGTTACCTTGCGGCTTATGTACAGTCGGGACTATGAAGTTTGGCATGAAATCTTTGGGCTGAACCGGCATTTCAGGACGGCAGAGCGAGTGATTGATGACAGCCGAAGTCGTGAACGCAGCGATCATCTCTCGGTGCAGAATGTCCTCCCGATGACGGCGCCAGAGCAGGTGAAACTGCTTCGGAGTCATAACCCAGAACTCATCTTCGGAGAGATGGAGGTCGTACCTGGCCTGCGCCCAGGTGTCGCAGATGATCTGGCTCAGGCCTCGGTCGCCTGAGCCTCCGCTTCCCCCGAGCTTTCATCCTTATCCGGCAACGAACCAAACCAGGTAGCGAGTAATGCATCCTGAATCGGACGAAGGTTATGAAAGGTTACCCATGTGGATACCTGCTCGACCGTAAGTGTCTGATCGTCACGCCAAAGTGCAGCGTGAAGCAGGTCAGTGGCAAGGGAGAGTCGATCAACCTTACCGAGCAGTTCACCGACACTCTGCTGGTGCTTGCCTTCCAGAGCGGCGATAGCCTTATAGCAGAACGCCATCGGGCGTTCCTTGCCCCCAATCACGATTGCTACCGAGGGCAAGGTCGGGTTAGTGCTTGCATTGAAAACCTGGGCCATTGATTACTCCGCTACTGCGTCGGTTACGGTGATAGGCCCCGTAACCTGGAGCGAAACATCCATCGCGGTCACAGCCGACTCATCACTTGAAGGCACCGGACACTTCTGCACCCATGCATCGAAGGCGTTAATTCTTCCCGAGGAGTAGCCGGGTGTCGCATGGTAAACGTGCCTGACCTGAAGGGTGATATCTGAATCGTAGGAGCTGATCAAGAGCAACTGAGCCGCGTCGGAGGGGTCGAAGATCATCGAAAAATCAAGCGTTCCGGGATCCTTCAAAGCGCCGATGGAGGACTGGTAACCCCCGGTATTCGTAGTCGTGGAGGTGTCGATCTTGTTTTTCTGCTGGCCGTTGTACTTGATTCCCTTCGTGTGCATGAGCTGCTTAAAGGTCGTTCCGCCGTCGGCAGAGATAAAGATTACGTCGCCGAAGCCAGTGACAGCAGGCGCGACGCCGTAAGTAGGGGTAAGGATGGGATCAGACATTGTGTACAGCTCCAAAGAATTGAGTTGTTAAATGCGAAGGCCCGGTCTGAACCGGGCCATGATGAGGATGAGGAGTGACTTATTCGGTCACATTGATATAGAAGTCGAGGAAGACTCGATACAAGCGAGCTTCCTGCTCGTAGCCATCGACGGCAGTGATCAGCGTGATCGAATCAATGTTTGTATCGGCATAGAGACTGCGGTCTTCCAGGGTGGAGAGAAGAGCAGCCTGGAGCTGCTTCACTTGAGCGTATGTGTGCGACCAGCAATCGAACTGAATCCGCACCCGGTTGAGGGCGACAGGTCCAGACGTCGTATAACTGCGAGTAGTACTGATGCGCTGATAGGTGATCGCTGGGAGCTGGGGTTCCTCGGGTAGTAGCACCGGATAGACCCGCACATCTGCCAGGTCAGTGGAGTCGGCCAGGAGTTGGTGGAGGTGTGCTTCGAGTCCCATTACACCTCCCTATAGAAGTTCAGGCGTCCAAGTTTTACAGTCGGCTCCACAGCAGCGCGGTTCCAGGTCTTCGGGAACGAAATCGAGTCGTCGTAGTAAAGCGTCGCGCCACCGGTCACGTCGGGAGCGGATTCATTCAGGACCGTCGCTGCAATCTTCTGAGCTGCGATCCATGTTGGATCACTCTCTTTCGGCCAGGTGGATAGCTGAGGATCACCATGAGCGGTGATGGAAGAGAAAGCCCATGGTCTGACGATCTCGGCATAGGGCGAGGTCTTATGTTTGGCGGCGCGGTTACGAATCACACAGCCGACGGCGGTCGTGCCTTGCTCGCTCTCACCTCGCGCTTCTCTCCAGAGACAGAGCGCAGTCATAAAAATGTCAGCAGGAGTCATGCAGAGGTTCCATCAATTTCGAGGGAGAGGAGATTCAGTTCTACGCGGGACTCGTCAGGGTCTGAGACGGCTTGGATCTCGAAAATCCGGCTCCGATAAAGAATCCGCTGGTCCGCCTCAATACCAGATCTCCATCTGATCGTGACAACATGAGACACCTTCGACACGAAAGAGCTGGCCGCATAAACTTCTTTTGAAGTAGCCGCTCGAATACCGGCCCAAGTGGAACAAACGTCAGTCCAATCCTGCGTCGGCTGACCGTACTCGTCTTGCGATTCGGAAGGTGACTGGATAGTAACTCGCTTGTTCAGTCTGCCTGGATTCATCGCGGCCTCCGGAGAGATCCGTATGTCAGGCACGATGTCACTGCGTAGGGATATTCATTGGTTGCACCGATGCCAGTCTCAAAAGGCAGACGTTTCTCATACCACGACGAAATCAACAACATCATGCCCGCCTTAAGGCGAGCACCAGAGCCGAACCAGAAGGGTGAATCCTTGCCATACCCACTCGTAAAGCGAATAGTGATCGCAGAGGAAGGCCAGGGTGTAAACGAAGGCCATGAGATGTTCCAAGGAGGTGTGATGATCGCAGGCTGTTTGGCGAGGTCGACGATGTAGTCGCTACCCTCGGCCATCGTCGTCACTTTTCCACTAAGATCCTTGTACTGCACCAGATCGACGGAGACGGTCGGCGCGCGTAGTGCAACACGGTATTGCGGCCAGTAGTCGTAGCTGAGGTCATATTGCTTGCGGACGAGATCACGGCCCTGAAGAATCTCCGCCTGTTCACGGGCTCCGGAGATCAAGACAGTGATGAGGTAATCGTCATCGTTTACCTCCGGATCGATGCGGAGATAGTTCTTGATATCGGCGAGTTCGAGCGGCTCGGTGAAAACCTGCGGCGTCGCTCCCTCAGTTAACCGCAGGGTCCCAAACTCGTCGTAGGTCGAGTCATAACGCGAGATGTACGGGTAACCGTAGGGATAGATCATTCCTGAACCTTGGCCTTGGTGCTTCGCTTGCGTGGCGCTGGTATATCTGCTGGGGTTATGTCCTGCGTCGAAGACGGGGTGATGACCTTGGCTTCGGCGGGCATGGTCGCAAGACCACGATTCAGCAGGTCGTTCGCCAACTCGTCAGAGATGTTGTATTCCCTACCAGGCACAAGCGTCCCGTGTGATCCGCGCAATTGGCGAAGAGGGATAACAATCATGGGACAGTCCTTAATTAAGGCCGGACGGGATTTCCACCCGTCCGGCTTATGGCTTAGGTACCGGAGACGAAACTACCAGTGACGAAAGCACCAGGACGCTTGACCACCAGGGCCATGCGTTTCTCGGCGCGGATAGCCACCAGGTTCTTTGCGAAGTAGTCCGCGTGCTCGGTGCTGATCTCGACCGTCATTTCCATTCGGTCGCGGATCTCAGCAGCCGGAGCGACCCCGGTGCCAACCAGGAAGTTGTTCGCGGTGACCGAAGTCGTCGGAACCACACGGACTCCGAACAGCGACGGCGTCACATTGGCCTGGGGATCACCCAGAATGTAACGACCATAGTTGTCCTTGGTCAGACGAATCGCCCACCAGTCGGCGGTGTTCAATGCGATGAAGGTGGGGTCCAGTTCCTTCGCCGCCGCAATCTGGGAGATCGCGTGGCCGATCTTGTCGATCCGGGTGTCGTTGGCGATATCGAGGTCGGTGTCATAGGCCGACGCCTGGGTGATGAGGCCGTGCAGATTCTCGCCGGTATTATCGCCCGACAGAAGCTGAAGCTCCTCCTCCAGGTTCACGTAGTACGGCAGCGAGGAGGTAATGTAACCGGCCAGTTCGGAGAAGTCGTCCAGAATCTGGCGAGTCGCCGGGATAAACGTCGCAACGGTGCGAACCTTCTCGGACGCAGCAGTGAACGTAACCGCGTTCTCGGTGATCGCATTTCCTTCTGCGGTCATCGATCCGGCGGACGGCTTGGTGCCAACCTTCACGAAATCGACCAGCGCAAGCTGCGTCGGACGCGCATAGAGCACATCACGGATGGTCAGGGCCTGGCGAGCTTCCTCGGTGATGCCGGAAATCCGGTCGATCTGGAGGACGCCGGTCGTCTGCGCACCCACGGCGGTTCCGGAGATGGTCGTCTTGGTGGCGAAGTCGCGGGCCTTCAGCGTGATCGCGGCGGAGCCCTTGCGATTGCGGAGCAGACGAGCGATGTCCTCGTTCTCCTTCAGCTCATCGGCGAGAGACTTGTCGGGAGCGCCGAAAGCCTTCTCGGCCAGTTTGAGGTCGAGCGCGTCGATCTGCTTCTGAATATTTTCGACGGCTGTCTTGGTCTCGCCGAGCATCGTGCCGAACTGAGTCTTCTCCTCGGCGGCTTTGGAGACATAGCCCTTCAGATCGTTCTGAAGCGCAGAAAGTTCCTGAGTCAGGTCCATATGGGACACTTCCTTTTTAAAGGTGGAATTTTGGAGATTGTGGATGGCCGCGTCAGTTGAACAGCGAGCGCATCGAAGTAAGGATTGAGGCTGCCGAGTGGGTATCCGGCTCGGACTTGTGTTCCATCGCGGCTCCGTCTTCGGGAGTGGTATTACCGGCTCCGTCTGACTTGAGTGCGTTCAAAAGTATTGCGGGAGATTGGCGAGTCTTCGTTTCGTGTTCCGACCAGCCCTTCGTATCCATGCCGTACTCTCGGCTCAGATAGTCGAGGTACTGAGGCAGGTACTGCATGTATGCCTCGCGGAATTGATCAATGACCGTCTCAGCCAGAGAGATCATCTCGTCACGAGAGACACCGGACCAGGGGATCGGGCCAAGAGCGCAGGATAGCGCCCAGAGCAGTTGATCGCCCGTTGCGCGGAGCTGGATCTCCAGCAGTTCGTCGCTGAAATCACCCTTTTCCTCATGCGACTTTACCGAAGTCACAGTTGCCAGCGTGTTCATCGGGAAGGTAACGATCGATCCTTCGTACAGGCGAATTTCCTTCAGGTGCCGGACACCGCCAATTACCTGGGCCTTGATCGCCTCGTATCCGATTGAGAGACCCTTGACGATACCCGCCTTCAGTAGCGAATAAGCCTTCTGCGCCTCTGGAATATCGAGCAACAGCTTTCCGGAGCAGTAGAGGCCATCGGGCCGATCAGAGAGGGTGAGTTCACCGATGGGGCAGTCAGTCTTATGCTGCCAGAGCATGGGAACATTGCTGCCGTTCTCCTGGAGCGTCTTTGTGAAGGCTCCTGAATCGACGCAATCACCGCCCTCATCCACATTGCCGTAAGGAGACAAGATGCCGTCGAAGGTTCCGTCGTCGGACAGGGCTTTAACCTGCATCCGAAGATGCTGCTGTTTGTTCTTCATCGTTTGTGGATTCCTTGTTACTTGTCGCTTCCGACCTTTACACGCGCGGAGCTGGACGCTCCGCTATCGGATACAGGCATCAAATTGACCTGGACATGGTGTTCATCACCACCGGCAATCGGATTCAGTCCTTCGTGACCGCGTACCTCGTTGATGGACTCGATGCCGTTTTGGAGGAGCGTTGCATAGCCCTGCATCCTGGCCTGAAACTCGGAACGAAGCAGTGCAGTCAGATCGTGCCGGAAGTAATAGCCCTGAGCCTGCTCGTCCGGAGTGAGCACACACCGCCACAGCTCCTGCTCCCAACGGGTAAGCCAAGTCATCAGCGTGAAGCGAACAAACTGGTCGGCCAGGGACTCGATGTTCGCAAACGTTGCCCGGCTTAGGTCACCGACAAGATGCGGGCTTACGCTGAACCAGCGGCAGATCTCGGGAATAGTGAACTGACGGGACTCGATGAGCTGAGCGTCTGCCGCCGATAAGCCAATCTGCTGGTAGTCAAGACCATCTTCCAGGATCGGTGCCTTGTGTGGCTGCGAGTAAGTCTTATCCCAGTCAGCCCGGAAACGGTCGAAGTCCTGCTCGTTGGCAAAATGGTTTTCATGTTTCAGCACGTATGGAACACGACCGCCATTTGCATAGAAGTTGGCGACATTGCGCTCCTGCGCAATCGCAGTCCCAAAGGACTGCCGGGCCATTGCAATGACGGAGTAACCTCGGAGGCCGTCCCACCCAAGTCCCCTGATATGTAGCAGGTCTTGTGGCTTGCCGCGTTCGACTGTAAACGTCTTATCCGGCTGATTGGCCTCTTTCAGTACATAGACGAGGCGTTTCTGTCCGGTCTTTTCCCTGTCCGGGTAGACGTTCTCCGTAGATAGCGGATACATCTCCATCGCTGTACCGGTTCCGGATCTACGAATGATCCGGCTATAGCTGTTCCCCTGGAGTACACAGTGGGACGTCAGCAGCTCGGTGAAATTCTGTGATGTGATCTCGGCGTTCGGCGCAAACTTGAGCGCTGAATAGATCGGGTGAGCGGTCGCTGCTTCCTTTTTTCCATTTCGCTCCTGCATCATGAGCAACGGCAGGAAACCAACAGACTCCGAGATCACGCGATTACATGCCCAGGCAGCGGAAAGCCCTAGTGAGGTCGCCGTCGAGACAGGCTCCCCGCTCCAGGCGGGGAGTCCACCGGCCAGCGCAGCGTAGATGCGCGGATAGCCATTGCGCCCGTACCATCCAGCCGAAACAGTGTCGAAGGAGAAGTCGGCAGCTTTGGTTTCCGGTCGGATGGAGAGCGGAGCGTCGGTGCGGTCTACTAGATCTTTGATCGCACCTTTGATTCCTTCAAACATCAAACGCTCCTGAGCCCTCTGTAAGTAATGGTCTTTTCTTGAACCGGCATGAGCATGGCGCGCCCCATAGCGAACAGCAGCGCCATTGCGGTGTCTATCTTGTACTCAGGCCGCTCTTTGTCAGGCATTTTGTAGATGCCGTTTCGCGTTAGCTCTGTGACGATATTTGAGACGCACCACGTCAATACTGGATCATCATTAAAATGGAATCGCCCGTCGGCCACCGCTGACTCTAGCTCGGTCATCGCAGGCGACAGGTATATAGCACGCTGCGGTGTCTCAATGGTGGTCACGTTTGTATCCGTGGCAACCTTTTGCGCAGACCCAGCACCACCATGCGAAGGATCGAAACACAAGGCCTCGACACGGAAGGCCTTCACGAGATCCACAAGATCATCCTCAAGGTGACGGAAGTCGATGGCTGATTCACCAGCGACGATCAGGTGGCCTTGCTTCACCCAGCGTTGGTAGTGAGTGTTCTCCGGCCTGTTGATCTGCCCCTTGTGTTGATATGTCCGCGCAAAGGCATAGTAATGTGACTTCCCGTCAATTTCTCGCTTGAAGAGAGCGACGATTGCAGAGAGGTCGACTTTTACCGAAGCGTCAAGAGAGAGCCAGCAGTCAGCGTCTGAGAAATGCTCAATCTTAAGCGTAGGGTCGGCGCAAGCATTCCAACTCGCCATGTTCATCCAGGCCGACGCAGCAGTCGACCAGATGTTGAGATGCATGGCCTTTGTATTGTTCTGCTCACCAGGGTTCCGAAGCGCTGCCTCTATAGCGAGGCGCAGCTTCTCGGCGTCATTGCTGATGCCAAGATTCGGATTTGCCATCAGAAGCGCTTCTTCTGAACTCCACTCAACCGACTCATCGGCGCAGTAGATCGCTGCGAACAGACGCTCATCTGGCAAAGAGCCATCGAGAGCCTTCTGTGCCTTGATCTGGAGCTGATGGCAGGGATTCTCCATCGACGCGACACCGGCTGTGCTGATGGTCAACATCAGCGAGTTCGGTGTTTTGTTGCAGCCGGTCTTGAAGGTGCCGTAGAGGTCGGCAGTTGTCGCCTGGTGCAGTTCGTCTAAGATCGCCAGATATGGGCGGGCACCATGTCGGCCCTTGCCGATGACAGGGACGAAGCGCGAGCCGTCGCGCGAGAAGATTGACTTCTTCAGCGCCTGGATACCGAGGCGACTAAATGCTGGCTGAGAGTCGACGAAGTTACGCGCCGGGGTAAATACTTCCTGCGCCTGCGCCATCGATAGCGCACCGCAATAAACTTCCGCATTACGACGGCTATCAAGGAAAGCGAACCAGAGGCCGAGAGCCGCAGCAAGCGGCGACTTGCCGTTGCCTTTCGGAATCATGATCAGCGCTTCGATGTACTTCCGAGTGCCGACGTCGTCCATCCATCCCATAAGGCTCGAAACGAGCCATACCTGGAAATCTTGGAGGGCGAAGGGCTGGCCGTTATCGAGCGGCAGTGACTCAATGAAGCGGCAGACCCGGTTAGCTTTGTCCTCGTTGAAGTACCACCGGCTACCAGTAACCTTCAGATCGTCCAGGTGACGCTGGCAGGCCAGTCGAATCCACTTCGACGCGAGAATCTGACCAGCGACAACACGACGGCAGTAATCAGTTGCTCTCTGCGCGTATGTCCTGTTCGGCCTCGTCATTATCAAATATCACTTCTGCCCCGTCGACCCCGGCACCACCGATGGAGGCCATAAACTCAGTGAATGGGTCCGCGCTCTTTGGCGCGGCCTCGACGGAAATTCTCGATCTGCTACTGGGCGACAACCCGAACTCGATCAGAAATCGGTGCATCATCTGGAGCGACGTATTCGCAATGCCCACATAGGGGTTCTGGATTGGGTAGCCGGACTTGGGAGACTTGATCACCGCGCCAAACTTCTGGATATTTTCCTCGGCGCTGATCCACCGGGACCAGAGGGAGCAGTATGCACTCAGAGCAGCCCTATCAAGCGGTGTGAGCAGACCGAGGCCGATGAGTTCTGAGGAGATCCTCTTCCACTCGGCCTTCGCTGCCTTATCTAGATGCTTTGGGCAGCCGGGAATTCCAGAAGGTTTCGGCTCATTGTTGCCCCGCCGGTTGCGAGTGCCTTCGAGTTCGTGGAGTGCTGTGGGTTTTGGTCGTCGTCCTGCTGACATAAAACTGCTTTCTTTCCCGTCAACTCTTCCCAGCGCCGAACGATCACATCCACATACCGAGCATCGAGTTCCATTAGCCGGGATCTGCGGCCTGTCTCCTCACATGCAATCAGCGTGGAGCCGGAGCCGCCGAAGAGGTCGAGGACAATATCGCCGCGATTTGACGAGTTCTCGAGACAGTATCGAATCAATTCGACCGGTTTCATGGTCGGATGATCTGTACTTCGTGACGGTCGGTCAAACTCTAATACAGTCGTCTGCTTGCGGTCTGAATACCACGAATGCGCTGCTCCTGGCTTCCATCCATACAGGATCGGTTCGTGACGCCACTGGAAATCGGAGCGTCCAAGCACCATCGCCTGTTTGACCCATACGAGACACTGAGCGAAATACCATCCAGCATCTATAAATGAACCTCTGAAGTTGTATCCCTCAAGGTCGGCGTGAGCCACATAGATCGAAGCGCCGGGTTTGGCCGCCGCTATCATCGATACAAAGGAGTCATAGAGAAATAACCGGAAGACATCTGTGCCCATTGAGTCGTTGTCGATGCGCAGTTTGTCTTTCGTCTTGCCTTCGTATGAGACGTTGTAAGGAGGATCGGTCCAGATGAGGTCGGCAAGCTCGCCGTCCATCAAACGATCAACATCGGTTTGAACGGTTGCTGAGCCACAAAGAAGGCGGTGGTCACCAAGCATGTATAGATCGCCTGGCTTGGCAACTGGGTCTACGGGTACAGGAACCTCACAGCCGTCACCGTCATTCGTCTCGCCGAATGATGCGCCGATGACATCACGAAGTTCAATATCCGTGAAGAACGGCTTCAGATCGAGGTCGATGGCAAGCTGTCCGAGGATCTCGGGATTCCATTCAAGACCAAGGGAAGAGCTACGATTATCGGCTATCGCCAACTCTCGCGCCTTTGCATCATCCAGGGATAGATCGGTGCGCTGCACTGCGATGATCTTCGTGCCGTCTGACGGCACGATTACAACCTCATCAATACCGGCGACGGCAGCGTTCTCGATAATGTGGTTGCCAGCGATTACCCGGCCATCTTTGTCGATCAGCACCGACCGGCCAGCGCCGAAACGCTCCAGGGATGCAATGATGGCCTTCTGGCCGCGCTTCGTGCCCCTGTTCGCGTTGAGCTTGTCGAGTTGGAGTTCGTGAACCTTCAAAATGTCCTTTTCGGGCAGGCGATACCCCCACCCTTCAATTCGACCACGCGAAAATTCGACCAGGGCTGGGTCTGGCAGGGGTCGGAGCAATAGAGATTTGCCCCCCTATCCCCTCCGAATCTACTCGGCCAGCTTCTCCAGCTCTTCGTGGCACGGCGCACAGCAGGAAATGAGGATAGACAGCTCCAGCCGAAGATGCGGATGCGTTGCCACCTTCTTCAGGTGGTGGACTGACTGAGCCGGTGTGACTCGCTTGTACTTGTCCCGGCAATTCACACAACGGAAGCCATCGCGGCGTAGCGCCAGGAGGCGCACGCGCTGCCAGGCCGAATCATATCCACGGGACGAACTGGAACCTCTCCACCGTTCCTTTTGTTGCTTTGCCTCAGGTGCATGTGCATCGCAGTAACCGGTGTCGGTCAGGGCTGGACAGCCTGGCTTTCGGCAGAGACGTTTAGCAGCCGCTGGCACGGCGACGATTGGTATCCCGTACAGTCTTGACTGCTTCTGCGATGATCTTAGGAGTGGCTTTCGCAATGGCCCTGCGAATGACCTCTTCTAGTTCGGCAGGGGTGAGTCCACGAGCGTCAATGTCGACGACATTAGAGTTAGCTGCATTCAGAACTTCGTGTGTCTCTCCGAGATGTTCGACCAGATCTTCGAGGTCTTCCCTCTCTCTGCCGGCGTAGTAGTGCCGGTCGGCGCATAACTGCCCGAGCACATCCAGACACATCAGCGAAAGCAACTCCACCTGCTCCTCGGTTAGATGTACGATCATTAATTAGCCACTCCTGTCAGCACGGCCTGAAGGGCCGTCTCTACCAACCAATTCAGTGTGGATAGCGCGAAAGTCTGAACATCATGGCCAACGGATGCAAGATCCGACTTGAGCTGGGCAACGGCAGCATCACGCTTTACAGTTCCATCGGCATCAGGCATCTCGGACTGGATGACGGTCACAGCGTCAATAGCCAGTTTCGCAACATCTTCCTTGACGAACTGCTTCAGGAAGGTCTCAGTCTTGACGGCTAGCTGTCCGCCGACGGCACGGAGAATATTCAGCAGGTAATGAGCAATGGGTGCAAAGGGGTTCATCGGATCTCCAGAATCTTAGCCTCCGAGCGGGGCGGCCTTTGGAGCCGCCGCGCCGACCTCGGAGTATGGCTCTCTTTGAGTGGCTTTCATTCAGCGCCACTGGCGTCGAGCTAGGCGCGATGCATAACTTCCGTCTGCCTGTATAGGCGTCGACCGCCTTATTACGTGACACACTGGCGCAAAATTCTTCGTCTTATGCTGGCTGGCTCGACACCTTCCTTTGCAGCCAACTCGTCAATCGTCTTCCCGGATGCAAGATCCTGTGCGATAGATCGAAGTGACGGAGACAGTAGCGAGTAATCCCGATACTCCCCCTCGTCGGATGGGTAGGTTTCATCGATGAACTCCTCATGATCTCGGCGACGGTAGGACTCAAGTCTTCGCCGGCGACAGATGGAGAATATCCAGTGGGAAAACGAGTTCGCCTTCTGACGAACGAAACGATGGAGATTCTGGATAACGTACAGGGTCGCGTCTGCCGCCGCATCCTCGTCACCTGTTAGTCGTTTCGCGTGGGATAGAACGATGGCCATCAGCTCATCTACTGGCGGTCTGCTCGAAGGGTGGCGCCACCATCGATCGTAAGCGAGGTCGAGCGGATGTAGATCAGCCATGGAAGGTTACCCGGCCGCGGTCGCAGATATCAGCCAATTCCTCGGGAGAAACTGTGCGAATGGGAAAGTTGAATCTCCAACTGTCTCGAATTGCCTGAGCCTCCTGGTTCCCTTCGGCGGCGGCCATCATCATTGCCGGTCCGGGACGGAGAGACGCGGAACTGCGAAGTGCCTTACGCGCGTCAACTGGTACTCGTTCAATTACTGGAAGATCACCGTTCGCATCTACTGTCTTCTTCTTGCTCATTCTGGCTGCTCCTGGGAGGGTAGGTTTAAATTCAGAGCGGCCCTTTGATGGGCCGCTTCTGGGATGGTGTTTGGGGTTGCGAGTTAAGGTCTGCGGAGATCTTTGATCAGGGAAATAGCACAAGCTAGAGTCAGACCGGAGATGATGGAGAAGGCGGCGCCGATTAAGAACGTGGTCATTAGTTCACTCCTTTGTGAAGTTGCGAGTGGCGGCGGCGGGTAACTTCTTCGAGATGTCGCGGATTGCAGCATCTCTTGCGGCGGCAGGTATGATGCACTTCAACGGAGTGGCTCTCGTGGGCCAGTGATCCGTTTTCCAGATCGCCGTTGTACGCTCGGTAAGCTTCACGGTGGCCGTACCGTCCATGACCCAAATATGGATACGCGCCCTTCGTCGATGTGCCACCGAGCCAGAGCAAGCAATCGCCGTCTTGTCGGCAGTTGCTCAGGATCTTGCGCAGAGTTGTCGGGTCGGCGGCCATCGAGCCGAGGTCATCGACGGTAGGGTGAGCGGGAAGGCAGGGATCTGGTTAACGGAAGATGCTTGCATGGGGAGTCGTCCTGGATGGAGGAGATGGGTAGAACTAGAAGGGATGGGGAGAGAGGGGTGACTGGCCCCAGCGTGTACCAGACCTCGTTAATACGCCGGAGCCGCCACTGCAATCGAAGGCGTCCCCACGCCTGTCGATATCCAGAATTTAGATCTAGTGGGGAGATGAACCAAAGAGTTATTACGCCAAAATATTGTTCAGGATCGCCTGGAACATCGATGGCGTGTAGGTCCTAACGATTAAATGACTTACGGAATCGGCAATCTAACGAGGTGGTAGGTAGATAGCGTTTATGCGGACTTTGCATCTATTGCAGTTACCGTCGATACTCGCCATCATCAATACATGAACAACTACGTGATCACGTTTTGCATTGCTCTGCCGGCTGGGAACAAGAATGAAGCAGCGATCTGCGCTCAAAAGCTAATCTGCGACATTGAGTTAGATATTTCTGAGGAGCAGTTGCTCGACACCGGCGACATTATTGTTCGCTCCGTCCGGGGTGGTTTGGCGTCGGCTAGCCGCCAGATCGAAGTGGTGGCATAGATCGCGGCGGGTACACTCATCGCAGCAGTCGAGGGGGCGGCTACCAGCCGCTCAACCTTTAGGCAGCAATCGTTGCAGGGACGAGCGCGACCACTGCATTGGCCCGGATGACAGCGGAGGCACCATCGGCAGCAATATCTGGTGCTTTCCAACCGAAGCGATCTGATGGACTGGTGCGGCGCTTGAGTCGGCGCTTCAAAGCATCCTTGCGACGGGCCTCACGTAACCAGATATTCAGCTTCAGCGTTCGGAGCAGCCACTTGAGAGCTGGCGTCATACAGGATGCATCCAAGCCATTCAGAACTTTCCACATCCAGTTCAGTAGGCTTTTCGACTTTGCGGCGGCGACCGTACCAGGCGTGGCAAACTCGCGGGTACTGATGTGGATGTCATCGTTGACAGTGAGGGCCACGACTTCAGCCGCATCGTTCATCAGATCCAGGAGATGCTCGGAGCTCTTGGCAACTCCGAGATCACGGAACATGGGATCGGCGGCTCCATCCAGAGCATTCAGTGCCGAGAGCAGTAGAGCCTTTTGGTTCTCGGTCAGCTCCGTCTTCTCTTCCTCCACCGGCGATTTATGGCTTCTCGCCATAATCGCCTTCACCTCATCAACGGACAGATCGAAATACTTGCGGGCCAGCTCTACGCCGTGATTGAAGCGAGCAGCCTGACGGACTACTTTCCTCACCTCGGCCACTTCCTCGCGCTCGAGCAGATCCTGCACGTATTCACGAGACGCAATGTCGATAACGAACTTCGGTTGCTTGTGCTGTTTGGCGGCCTTCCAGGATCCCTTCCCACATACGCAGTTAAAGAGATCCCGACGCTCCTTCGGGCTCATCTTCATATAGACACTTTTCGCATGTGTCGACCGGAGATGACCGCAGCTCCGGCTCTTTCCGCTTTTGATGTTGTAGCGTGACGTAGGCTTCGGAGAAACCTTCCCGCAATAACAAAGGACCATCAGTTTGTCGTGAGTGCGCGACGGACCTTTGAGGATCTCCAGTACAAGACCGCGTCCCTCGATGAGGTCTCCAACTTTGGCGCGGTCAACTTCAGCGACAGGAACAGGGAGACGGTACTCGCGGAACGAGTATTTCGAAACAACCGGCGCGAACTGGAGAATCTTTCCCACGTCTTTATCCTGCCCCTTTCTGCCTTACTGCCAAACAGTTCCTAGGCTGCGCTGCATGTTTATATATAGTATATCGTACCCCTCCCTATTTTACCCCTGTTCTGGAGGAAATCTACAGAAAAAAAGATAAAAATAATTTGGTGGAGTTCCAAAATCCAGCACATATCTATAAAAGAAGAACCGAACCGAGACTTTGATCTAGGGCGGCTCCCTCGAGGGGCCGCCTTCCGAGATCCTGTCCAAAGACGGAGCCGATACAGCCGAGGGTTCCAGGATGAGCCGACGTCGTCGGAACTGCCAGTTTTCGAGTGACATACCTGCCAGCTTCTCCCTTCCCGGATCACGGACTATCAGGCGCGAAGCCTCCCAGGAGAGGATTTAGCGGAGTCGGCGGTAGCAAAGCCGCCCGAAGGGAGGCGCTTGCGTTCTTGGCCGCGGACGGAGCGGTGGCGGCTGATAACTGTTCTGTACGACAACATCTTTAGTGGAATAAATCGACTAACGCAGGATAATCAATGACTTAGCTCGTATCGTCCATTCGGGCCTGTAATTGGCCATTTGGCGGCCCTGAGCCGCGACCGGCGCGGTGGCCCGGCAGGGTCGGCGCGGAACGAGGGAGCGACGGTGGCCTGATTAACTGTTCTCCATAAGCAATTTCTTTAGTGGAATAAACAACAGATGTCGTCTGGACTCCTGGCTAAGTCGCAGCTCCAGGCAATGCTTTGGTTCGGTTAACCCGGCGGCGCAAGATCGGATCATGAACGATACCGATGTCTGCCCCTCTTCCAAAGCCACCAAGGGTGGCATGTGTGCCAACCCATTCGGCGGAGAATCCCGAACCGACCGCCTTGGTGATGACCACTTCTTCTCCACTCGTCCAGGCGATGGCCTCGGCGCGTTATCCCGCTCCACGATATGCGATGCGGTCAACTGCTTCCTCTGGTTCGGCCTGGGCCGGAATGGATTCCTGGCTGACGAGTTTCTCTCCGCGTATTCCTACTTTTTCGTGATCACCGAAGATCCCAACACCTGGCCGGAAGAGTCTCGAAAGATCGAAGGCGTCCACGAATCCCTGACCGAGGCGCGGCGTGAGTACAAGGTGTTCGATCTAACCGACGACGAGGTGGTCGCCATGACGTTCCCGACACATTATGAGGTCGCTGGATTCCATCGTTCCATGACGATCTCCAGATTTCGCCGGATGCTTATCGAGAAGCGCAAGCGGATCGTCGAAGCGAACATTGACCAGGTAAAGAGCTATCTGCGGGAGCTACGCCAGGCCGCCGCCGAGCGCGGCCATTATCTGAAGGATGGCGTGAAGGCTAGAGACTTCATCCAGAGCCTGGTCGAGCCAAAGCCAGAAGCTTTGGCCTCATTGCTCTACCCGGCAAGGCCCGTTGCTATGCCGGTGGCTGAGAGGACGTTTTCAATTCCCAGGCGCGTATGTGGAAAACGTGCTGCTTGAGTTCCTTGCCACCCTATGCAATGATGATGTTCCGCTCATCTGAGCGATGAGGCTATCGGTCGCCTACCACTGACCGAGATGATTCAGCCCGGCGCTAACTGCTGGCGAATCCTGTAACACCCTCGACTGCCCTGCTTTGGGAGCGAGCGTTTTCCCCTTGCAAAAATCAAATAGGTAGGAAAGAAGAATCAATGAACAACGTTTCAGGTAATACCCGCCTCACCGTAGAACAGATGGAGCAGATTAGGTCTATTATCTCCACCTATAGAGACGATGAAGACGCCGAATTCGGCCAGTCTGAAGCTATCGCAGCTCTTGCCGTAGCACTGACAGATGGACCCATGACCGCAGCATCAGTTGCGGAACTCTTACGCGTAATGGGATACCGCTACAGCGCTGGTCGTCACTACAACGAAGAGAAGATTGCGGGAAAAATACGCGCCGTAAATTCAGCTCTCGCCGAAGCTGAGTTTTTACATCAAGCTATGGATGCGTTCAAAGGTGTTATCGCCAATGGCTAACTGCCGCACGTATCCATCGATCGAGGACGCGGCTTCCACGCAGCCGCGTCTCCTGTACTCGCGCCGGGAAGCTGCTTACCAGCTCTCACTATCTGCCCGTTCTCTTGACTATCTGATCGCAAACGGCGAGTTGAAGGTAAGACGGATTGGATCTCGGATCCTGGTTCCACATGAGGAGTTGGTTCGTTTCGCTGGCCGGGACCACATCGATGGAGTTGCCGCCTGACTCCTGCCCCCAGAAACAGAAAGCCCCGGCCTAAACCGGGGCTTCTTGCTTTCCGTTTGACTCTCGCTTATTTCGCACTATTCAACACCGCCAGCGCATCATGTATCTGAGTTGGTCCCAGATGCGCGTACCTCATGGTCGATGCAATCGATGCATGCCCCGCCGCCTCTTTGACCACTGAAAGATGCACCCCGGCCTGAACCAGACGAGAACAGAAGGTGTGCCTGAGATCATGCCAACGGAAGTTCTTGATCTTGGCCTGCTTCAGATAGGAATTGAACCACTTGTGGTTATCGCTCTTTGAAAAGACGAGATCGGTGTTTTCCCTGCCGTCGCGTCGACCGAGGTTCATCTCCTGAAGTTGCTTAAGATCGGCAGCCACGTCATCGATGATGAAAGCGTTCCGAGGCTTTCCGTTCTTGGTCTTCCTTAACCTCATGATTCGCCGTTTCAAGTCGACATCTGCCCAAGTCAGGTTGAACTGCTCACTGCGTCGGACCCCAGACTTCAGCGCGAAGTCGAATTCGATTTGTCTCTGGATAGCATGATTCCTCATCACGGGCTGGCGGATCGGGTCACAGGCGTCGATGGCCTTCTGGATTACCTCGCGCATCCGCTTTTCCTCAGCTTCCGACAGATATCGCTCAATACCATTCCCCACATCGCGCAGCGGCACATCAGCAGCCGGATTCACATCGACCAGATCCTTCCGCTTGCCATGCTGATAGATCATCGAAAAAGTTCCGCGTAGCTTATTAATAGTTGCGTTCGCCAGTTCCCTATCTTCCTGGACGTCATCGAGCCAAGCCTCGATCTCTGATGATTTCAAACCGCTAGCGATCCGGTCACCGAAAGCCGCTTTGATCTTCGCGATCCGAACTGGCGGATTCTTCTGATCTCGGTATTCTTCCGGATGACGTTTAATGTAAGCGGCGAACTCGTCGCACAACTTCCCGACCGTTACTCCCCCAGTGTCGCCGAGAACGGCGACCTCTTGAGTAGTCAGTACGGGACGCTTGGCGGTCGGCGGCAGGATTCCCTCGCCGGTGCGCCGGACAGTCCTAGCCTTCTCCACCCATTCAATCGCTGCGTTCCGTCCTGCCGGTCCTAGCCCGAAGGATTTCCGAACCAGCTTCCCCCCGACGCGGAGCTGCGCACACCACGTCTCAGTACCCGCCCTCTGATAAACACCAACTACTTTCTTCGGCTGTTTCGCCAT